GTCTTCTAAGAAGTATGGTTCTCAGTTCCTTAAAGGACTGACCAACTATCGCGTTACACCCAAGGATTCGTCCTTGGCTATCGAGAAGTATCTTGAGTCCTTGGATCATCCTCGAGCTTTAACCGTATGGCTTATGTTCAAACATAATGAGCATAAGCAATTGGTTGAGCTTGAGTTTGACCCTTCACACTATAATACTATTCAGTGTGTAAGGAGTGCTTACTCTGCTACCAAGTTATTATCAAAATACAAGGGATTAACCTTGGACTATGATCTTGACGAAGTAGCTTTGAAGAAGTTCGATGAATTTGAACTTCTTTGCAAGCACACAAATTCTCGCTTTCGAAACTTGTCGCTGGATCCCCTTTATAAGGGGCCAGCCGTGTGGCTGCACAATGCAGTCATTCGTAAAATCGACACGATTCTCGGCGATTATGAGTCTTCGGAAATCTTCTCGTTGCCTGACTGGGGTCCTGGTGCCTCGACGCTAATTAAGCGAAGAGATGCCAGTGCAGCAGTTAAGTTCCAGAATGAAACTGGAATAACGCGTGACCTCTACTCTTTGATACCAATTGATCTCATGGAGATATGTTATCCTCTGTGGGCTCAACATCTGAAGGAAGGGGAAAACTTTCCCAACTATCAGATCGGTAACAAAGTTATTACTGTTCCCAAGGATGCGAAAACCAATCGAGTTATTGCTATTGAGCCAGGAATCAATTTATGGTTCCAGAAGGCTCTTGGCGATATGATTGAGGATCGACTCCGAGGGGTGGGAATTGACTTACGCTACCAGTCCCGAAATCAGCAACTAGCTAAGGCCGGCTCAAAAAGCGGGCTTTTGGCTACTGTTGATCTAAGTTCTGCGAGTGATTCAATAAGTCGACTAGTGGTGGAAGCTCTGCTTCCTCCTTGCTGGTTCAACTTACTTGATGCGAGTCGCTCTCACTACGGCAACTTAAAAGATCGAATGGTTAAGTGGGAGAAGTTCTCCAGTATGGGGAACGGTTTCACTTTTCCGCTCGAATCACTTATATTCTACGCGGTTGCAAAATGCTGTGCAGAATACATAGACAGTCCAC